TCTGCCTAAATGGCATTGAGGAGGCCGATCCGAAGCGTGTCGCGAATATCTTCAGGTTGGCAGTCGGTGCTCTGCATCGTAGGATGCCTAAGGCTGGTATTTCAGCGGTGGTGTTGGCAGTGCGTCGTGCCTGGCCGATGGCCCTGACGATTCGTGAAATGTCCGTGATGGCGGCTCACGAGGCACAACCGCGACTAGAAGGATGGGAGGATGCTATTGCGGCAGCTCCAACGTGGACGCGCGCGAATTCGGTGGAAAACCTCGTCATGATGGCTTGTTGTTGCCTGTCGACGTGTGGTGCTCTGCTGTTCGCGTTCGCGCTCCCCGAAAGGCACCGTAGTACTTCAACTACCATCCTCTTCTCCGCAGTGTGCATCGCATCCGCTATTCGCCTAGTTCGCTCGTGGTATCTGACTTATCGCCGCCTGCGCTTGCGTAGGCAGGCGTTGGCAGATATCACGGGCCAAATGGGCATCGCGGGGCAGATTCACGATGTGTTGGGGCTGCCGGTTCCGCGTGCGGTCATATGACGCGCCGGCGGGCTGGACCAGTGGGGGCACCTGATGGTGGAATCGTGTCTTGAGCTGACTCGTGGGTTCAACGAGTTGGCCGCGTTGACAACAGACACGATTTGTTTGGGATACGGTGATCAAGGTAAGTTGGACCCGACCACCAAGATCCGTGCGAGGCCGTATGGCGAGTGTATGTCGCAAGCGCAAAGTGGAGCAACGCTCACAGGTTTGAGCACACAAGTTGTGTATTCCTGCAGACGTTGCGGTTGTAATCTTCACAATGCGATATGCAACAGACACGGTGTTAAACGGCCCCGCCCCACCACTGATTTTGCCCATGCCAGTGCGCTGTTGGACTCTCTTGTTCCCCTGTTGTTCCGGGAACTGGTGCTTGAGACGTGCGTCTTCTCAGACGAAGATTGGTTGCACAAGTGGGCGGCTGCGAAGCAAGCGCTGCTCATTCGCTCTGCTGAATTGGAGGACGTGTGCCCTCATAAGGTGAAAGCCATGGTCAAGTATGAGGTTTACACGAGTCTCCCGAGCAAGGCGCGTGCAATCCAGTTCTATCGTACGATGTCAACGCAACTGGAGGTGTCACCGGAGGTGTACAGGCTCCAGAAGAGTTTGAGTCGTTTGCTGCGGAGACGTGAGTTGGGCAATTGCATTCGTATCACTTTTGCTAGTGGTATGAGTGATGCCGAGCTGTCCACTTGGATGAGTGATGTGCTGACAGAAATGCCTGGGTGTTGGTTTTATGAGAGAGATGGCAAGAACTGGGATGCAACGCAGGGTGTGGAACACTATCGGTTGAAACGTAGGTGTTATGAGCTGTTGGATGCAACAGCGCTATCCATACTCGACCGTTCATTCAAAGTCAGTGGTGCCGCTCGAACCGCCGAGGGGATGTTGGTTTATTCTCTCGACGGGACGATGAAATCTGGCCATGCCGACACGACGGTCGGGAATTCCATAGTCAACATGCTGGTGACGTACCAAGCATTGTTAGACTGTGGTATTCATGAGGCAGAGATCATCGTCGCGGGAGACGATTGTCTCGTAGTTATACCACATGATTTTGATGAAGTTGCGCTCAGGAATGCAGAAGCGAATTGTGGGATTGTGCCTGAGAGTAGGAAATTCCGTGATGTCGCCGATGTCTCTTTCATTTCCGGCATTTGGTGCAATAATCAACCGGGATTGTTGGCGTTTGTGCCCAAGCCCGGAAGGTTGCTGGCTAGGTTGTTCTGGTCAGTCAACCCTCCGGGTGTTAAGAGGCTTGCAGATTTCAGGCATTCAATCGTCGCGGGACTGAAGAGGACCTGCGGTGGGATGCCAGTTATCGGGGCTTTCTTGGACGCGAATGACGTGCCCGGGGGAAATATCGTTGAGACAGGCAAGAAGTACGGGCTTTTGTACAAGTCGGACGTTGTCTATGACAAGCCGACCATTCTTGCTTGGTTTTGTCAGCGGTATGGAGTCAGCGAAGGCGACGTGGAGGACGCAGAGAGAACGCTGCGGGGGGTTGCCGGCCGTCTAGGCGTAGTGAAACACGGCATCTTGGACAGGATCTGCGAAGTTGACCTCGCCGACCTGCCCGACCGGGTGTTGACAGCACCCGCTGGGTAAGCTCGCACGGGATTCACGCCCCGACCCATGCTAGTGTATCACATTACACAGCATGTCGACTACTCAGTCTTCTGTCTTCGCCGCTCAGTTGCATGAGCGGTTGGCACCCTTCGGTGTTGAAGGTCAAGCCGCTGCGTGGCTTGTTAAGGCGCTGCATCCCGCGGGAGTGGGGTCTGCCCCCCTTATGCCGGACAGCACTTACGTCGAAGCCGTGCGCCCCGAGTACCGAGCACAAGCGATCGTGTCGGCTCCGTCGACACTGACCACTGCGTCTTGGGACTTGGCTGTGGTGCGCATTCCAGGGGACAATGCTCCTGTCTTCTGGATTGCCGGCAATGCCGGCACGGACTTTGGCGTGAGTGTTGGCCTGGCTCAGGGGCAGATTTCCCTATCCGATTGGGACTATGCGCCAGACGGCAATCTTGACAATCTGTTCCCCACAGGGCCGGTGCTTCCTGCGGGGCGGCTGTTGCCCGGTGATCTCCGTGTTTCGTGGCGGACGTCGTACGCTTCGCTGACGTGTTATATGACGGCATCGGCGCTTAATGACCAGGGGACTGTGTTCTCGGGTCAGATAGCGCGGGTACCCAATTATCTCACGTCGCCGTACTTCGATACCACGCATACATCGCCATCGGGCTCGCCGCTCCTGTACCAGCGAGCAACGCTCCTGTTGCCCACTAACGAAGACCAGATCCTGCTCATGTCTCCCAAGGCCTACACGGCACCAGCGCGAGACGGGGTGTATATCCCGTATCGCCTGAATGGTCCAACACAACCATTCGTCACGCCGCCTGAAGGGCCCACAGGGATTTGGCAAGCAGCAGGTGCGAACTACGCTATGGGCGTTCGGGGTCCAGCCATCACGGGGCTTAGTCAGTGGGGAGCGGTGGTTGATGGTATCACCAGCTTCCAGATTGACGGCCCCGCGACGGCCGCCAAGCAGTATAACTGGGGCTTTGACAACACTGCGTGTTCCGTCACCCTGTTCCGTGGTCTCTCGCCTGCCGCATCGATCACCCTCAAGTACTATAC